AATATTCTGTGATCCTTTTTTTCAAGAATTTAGTCTTAATAAATTCCAAAAAGAAATTGACTCTTTTAATAATAAATATAACCGCAAAGATATCTATTTTTTAGGTTTTCACCCGAAAAACCCACCTACAGAAGAAGATCAGGAGTTTCTTTTAAATCCAACAGGAGATACATCCGATTTACCTGATGGAAGAATTGATTTCTCTATGATGTTGATACAAAAGTTCTCGCAATTATATGAGGCTTCTGATAGATTAAAACGCATGGGATACTATGATAAATGGCCCCAGGAGTACTATGATGACGTAGTGCTGTCTAGACAAAACTTATATAAAAAGCTTTTTACGTAAGGAGGCTAACATGAGAAAAAAAATGGAAATGATGCGTGGTGGCGGCATGATGATGAAAATGCGTGGCGGTGGCATGGCTAAGAAAAAACAAGTCAAGAAAAAGACTAAAAAAACAATGAAGAAGAAAAAGTAATATGGCTACATCAGGAACAACAGATTTTAACCTCAATATCGATCGAGTTATTGAAAGAGCGTATAGACGAGCAGGTCGTTCTATGCGAACAGGATATGATTTAGAAGCAGCTAGAGATAATTTAAATCTGTTGTTTTCTGAGTGGGCTAATAGAGGTTATAAGCTTTGGAAAGTTCAAAATACTTCCTCTAACTTAACAGCTAATACTAATGTTTACACAGCTCCTTCGGATGCTGATGATGTATTAGAAATGACTTTTAGACAAACTTCAGGAAGTACAGTAACAGATACAACCATGGAAAAAATATCTCGTTCTGAATATCAAAACATTCCTAATAAAAATTCTACCGGAACTCCCACTCAATATTATATTCAAAGAAATTTATCAAACGTACAAATTTACGTTTACCTAACACCTGATACAACAGACACTCAATTAAATTATTGGTATGTTCAACGTATCCAAGATGTAGGTGCTTATACAAATACAGCGGATGCTCCTTTTAGATTTTTACCCTGTATGGTATCAGGGCTCGCTTATTATCTTTCTCAAGAAATAAATCCTGCTCTTTCTGCTGAGTTGGAAAGAAGATATGAGTCAGAATTAGCCAGGGCAATTACGGAAGACTCTCAATCCTCTTCTGTCAATATTGTTCCTAAACAATTTTATGCAGGAGTTTAAACATGGCGTTTGCAGTTGGTAAATATTCAGAAGCAATATGTGATCGCTGTGGTTTTCAATATAAATATTTAGAACTCAAAGAAGAGTGGAATGGGCTACTTGTTTGTGAAGAATGCTATGAGCCAAAACATCCTCAATTAGAACCTACTTATGCTAGTGCCGATGCAGAGGCTTTACAAAATCCTCGACCTCAAGCCAGTTTACCGATGACTGTAGAAGTAGGAGCTCCTAATGATACCTATTTTAACAGTGATGGAATGCAACCTTCTCAACGCAGTAGGAACTTGATAATGGTAGGAAGTGTTGGTACAGTGAGTATTGTAATATCATGAACTATAGCGAATTATTAGATAATGTTAGAAGTTATACTGAAGTAGATAGCAATGTTTTATCTAATTCTATTATCAATGTTTTTATTACTAATGTTGAAAACAAGGTAGATAGAGCCATTGATAGTGATTCTCAAAGAAGATATGCCACTACGACATGTACAGCCAATAATGCTTTTTTAGATGTATCTGGCCCTGAAGGTGGCTTTCGTTTTGCTAGAGCTGTTCAATTAGTAGAATCAAGTGGTAATAGAGTATGGTTAGAACAAGTAGATACCACCTTTATTGATGAATATTCTGTTCAGAGATCCACAACAAGTGATACAGGACAGCCTAAATATTGGGCTAATTGGGATGCCACAAATTTAATTTTAGCTCCCACTCCTAATCAAGTTTACACCATAGAAATGTGGTATAATGAAACCCCGGAAAGAATTAGTAATACTAATACTACTACTTTCCTATCAAACAATGCTCCTGAAGTTTTATTGTATGGAACCATTGCAGAGGCATATTCATTCTTGAAAAATCCACAAGATATGCAATTATATGAAGCGAAGTTCACATCTGCTCTTAAGTTATTCGCTGATGAGCAAATGGGAAGAAAACGTAGGGATGAGTTTACTGACGGTGTATTACGAATTCCGCTTAAATCAATGGACCCAGGAGGTAACTAAAAATGGCAATTAACCAAGCAGTTTGTGCAACATTCAAACAGCAGTTGTTAGATGGCGATCATGATATATCCAGCGATACAGTCAATCTCGCTCTCTATACAAATGCTGCTACTTTGGATGCAAACACGACAGCCTATTCAGTGACTAACGAAGTCGGTGACTCAGGCTCATATTCAGCAGGCGGTGGTACATTAGCAAACGCTAACGTCAGCTTAACCAAAACGAACGCAACAGCATCAACAGCTTTTGTAGACTTTGATGATTTATCATTTACCAGTGCAACAATCTCAGCTCAAGCAGCTTTGATTTACAACACTTCATCAGCGAATACAAATGCAGCGATTGCAGTATTAGATTTTGGTGGTGTAAAAACATCCACAAACGGAACATTTACAATTCAGTTCCCAACAAACGACGCCACAAACGCAATTTTAAGAATTAGCTAAGGCATATTGCATTTACAAACACGAGTGATGTTTGTACTATAAGATATGTCCTTTGCTACTTCTTCATTTGCTAGTGCCGCTTTTGCCGATTTAGGTGCATCAAGTATTGTTGTATCTTTATCTGGCGTTAGTAGTGAAGCACAGATAGGAACAGTTTCTCTTGTAACTGATAATATACTTTCTGTTACAGGCCTTCAGTCTAATTCAACTCTCAATAGTGTAGGAACGTCTGCTGATGGTAGTGTTACGGTTATTGCTCCTGCCGATCAGATCGAAGCAGAAATTGGTTCTTCTACTATTATCGCTGATGCAAATTTTTCAGTCACAGGATTAGAGAGTTCTTTCACCTTAAATTCGGTTACTCCTACAGCAGGAGCAACCACTTCTCCTACGGGAGAAGAAATAACTTCATCTACGGGAACTGCTGATGCTTTTGCTCAATTTATAGCGGAAGTAACAGGAGAAGAAATAACTTCTACTTTAGGAACTGTCGAGGTAGGGGGAGAAGCTTTTGTAGATGCAACAGGAGAAGAAATTTCGACAACACTAAATAGTGTTACTGTCACTGCTTCTTCTATTGTTGAACCTACAGGGGAAGAATTAAACTTTGCAGATGGCACAGCTACGCCTACAGGTAATGCAAATGTTTCTGTTACAGGAATTCAATCTAATTTCGCAATAGGAACAATTACAATTGAATCCGCTTACAGTTTAACAGGAGAAGAAATTAATTTCTCAGATGGAACTGTTGTTCCTTTAGGATCTGCGGTTGCTACTCCTTCTGGCGTTGCAATTGCAACATTTACTGGTAATATTAGTTCGACTCCATGGGCAAATGTCGTGACAAACGCATCAAACACATGGACACCCGTAGCAGCATGAGGTATAAAAACGTATGGCATTCGCAGTAGCAGATAGAGTAAAAGAAACCACCACAACTACAGGTACAGGTACGGTTAATTTAGGTGGTGCTCTAGATACTTTTCAAACATTTGTTGCTGGTGTGGGTGGTGGAAACACTACTTACTATTCTATTTTTCATCAAACAGCTAATGAATGGGAAGTGGGCATTGGTACAGTAACCGATGCTGCAACTGATACTCTTTCTCGTGATACAATCATTTCTTCCTCTAATGGGGGTTCAGCCGTCAACTTTTCTGCAGGGACAAAAGATGTTATTTGTACCCTACCCTCTTCAAAATCTTATATTTTAGATAATGCAGGCGATACAACAATTTCAGCAGACTTATCGGTCACTTCTATTAGTGGTTCAGGTGCAGGTCTGACAACTTTAAATGCAAGTAATTTAGCAAGTGGTACATTACCAGATGCAAGATTCCCTGCAACACTCCCTACTTCTAGTGGAGCTAACTTAACAAATTTAAATGCATCAAACGTCTCTTCTGGCACCATCGCTGATGCAAGATTAACTGCAAACGTGACATTAAATAATGCAAGTACAATATCAGCGGGTACACTTGCTGACGCAAGATTAACAGCTAATGTCACATTAAACAACGCATCTACTATTTCGACAGGAACTCTTCCTAATGCTAGACTTTCTGCTATTCCAAACTCTGCTTTAGATAATTCTGCTATTACGATTAATGGTTCAGGCGTATCGCTCGGTGGTTCTATTAACGTAGGAGATATTGAAGGTGTGACCGCAGGTTCAGGCCTAACTGGTGGTGGAACTACAGGAACAGTTACTTTAGACGTAGGAGCGGGAACAGGTATCGATGTAGCTGCTGACGCTATTTCTGTCGATGTATCTGACTTCATGACTAATGGTTCAAACAATAGAGTCTTAACAGCCACAGGCACGGATGCGATGAACGCTGAGGCCAACATGACTTTTGATGGAACAACTTTAACTGTTCCCGCATTAACGGAAACATCAAGTATCACTTACAAAGAAAATGTACAATCCCTTCAATTCAACGATGCAATCTACAATGTCAATGCAGTCAAATATGATAGAAAAGATGGATCATCAAAAGACGAAGTCGGTGTGATTGCGGAAGAATTATATGAGGTTTTACCTGATCTTGTTTCTTTAAAAGATGGTAAACCTAATGCAGTCAAATACACCAAGATGACGATGTATCTATTAGAAGCC